ACCAAAGGGAGAAAGGGAAAAGGAACCGAGGAACCGAAACGATGTTTAATACATTAGGCGCAAAGGTCGATTTTTTACCCCGTTTGAACATTAAAAGAGGTTGAACGATGGAAAAATTGAAAACGGGTAATAGGAGCCGGAAACCCGCCGGATATAATAAGCGTACCGAGGAACAACGGGATTATGACGTTGCGTTTTGTTCTAATTTGTTTTTACGTGGTTATTCATACCGGGAAATAGTGGCGGCGTTGAATGCTGATTTAGCGAAACGGGAAACGGGTTATACTATTTCGTTGGCAATGGTTTATTACGACTTGCAACAATGCCTTATCGAATGGAAGCGGGAACGGTTGGATAACATAGACGAATATGTTACACAAGAATTGCGCAAATTGGATGCAATGGAGGTGCAAGCATGGGAGGCATGGGAGGCGTCGAAAACCGGAAAGATGCGCACCAAAGAGAAAACCAACAAGGGGCGACCAATCAAAACCGATGCCGAGGACAGCGCCCCGGAATATTACGGGTACAATGAAACCGCAACCGAAACGTCCGCTGGGAACCCCCGGTTTTTAGATTTGCTTTTGAATATCCAACAACGCCGGGCAAAGATGTTAGGGTTTGACGCCCCGGTTAAAATTGAGATACCCGGATATAACGCCACGACCGACGACGACAAACCAAAGTACGACGTTAAAGCAATCCCGGACGATTTATTGTTTGCATTGGCGGACAAATTACAATCCGCCGAATACCAAAAGGCATTAGCCGAGAAAGGAGGGGCGCAATAATGGCAAAGAGAGTAACCGTACCCCGTCCGGGAACCAAGCAACCGGAATGGCAAACCGAGATTTGCGACACGTGCCGTTTTTCGGAATGGATAACGGACGACCATAGACACCGGGATTTAAACGGGAACCCGATTTGTTTACGTTGCCCGCATTATGAATTTTACATTGTCCGAGGTCGTCGGGCGTGTTCTAAATGGGAGAAAGGAGCAAAGCAATGAACAACGAACAATTATTGCAGATGTACGACGCAATCCGGCAACAACCGGATTTGCTTGTTAAAGCCGCCGCCCGTAAACGCCTTATCAACTTTGCCCGGTATATGCAACCGGATTTAGTATTAGAGCCGTTCCACGTCGTTTATTATACGTTGTTGGATATGTTCGCACACGGCAAAATACGAAAGATGATTGTACAACAACCGCCCCAACATGGCAAATCGGAGGGGTCGAGCCGTAAATTACCCGCATTTATGTTGGGGTTAGACCCCGACCGCAAAATATGTATCGGTTCGTATGCGGCGACAATCGCACGGGATTTTAACCGGGACGTTCAACGAATAATCGACACGCCCCGGTATCGTGAATTATTCCCCGGCACGTACTTAAATGGGTCGAACGTCGTAACAATGGCGAATACCTATTTGCGCAATTCCGATGTTATCGAAATGGTCGGGCGTAAGGGGTCGTTGCGTGTTGTGGGGCGTGGCGGTTCGTTGACTTCTAAAACCGTGGACGTGTCGATATTGGACGACGTTTATAAGGATTACGCCGAGGGTAACAGCCCGATAGTGCGGGCGGCGGCGTGGAAATGGTACACGACCGTTGTACGCACCCGTTTACACAACGATTCGCAGGAATTAATAGTATTTACCCGATGGCACGACGACGATTTGATAGGACGAATTGAAAAGAGCGGGGAAACGATTATAGATGTTAAGTGTTGGGCGGATTTGGAAAACGTAACGCCGGGGGCGTGGGTGCGCATAAATTTTGAGGGATTGAAAACCGGGGAACCGACCGAGATAGACCCACGGGAACCGGGGGCGGCATTATGGGAAAGCCGACACAGTAAGCAAAAGTTGGAAGCGCAAAAAGCATTAGACCCGGTACAATTTCAATGCCTCTATCAAGGCAACCCCGGTTCCGCCGAGGGTCGATTATATCAACCGTTCAAAACATGGGTTGAAAAATCCGATTACGGCACGTACATACGTTCCGGCGCATACATAGATGTTGCCGATGAGGGGGACGACCTTTTGTTTGCCGCCACGTATGACGTTTATAAATCGGACAACATGATTTTCAACGAGAAAACAAAGCGTATGGAACCGTTGTTATTTGCTTTAATTACGGATATGGAAATGACGGACGAAAATACGGACGTTACAACCGTAACCGTTCCGGCAATGATTAACAGGAACGGCACGCAAAAAGTATGGGTTGAGAGTAACAACGGCGGTGCGGGTTACGAAAAGGTTATTAAAAAGAAAATGCGGGCAATGACAGACCCGTTTTATCAAGGCGGCAATAAGGAAAGCCGGATAATTACGGCGTCCGCAATGGTAAACCAAAGTATTATTATGCCGTTCGGTTGGGAAACCCGGTACAAAGCGATTTACGACCATGTTACAACCTTTTTACGCAATTTCGATGCTAATACGCACGACGACCCGGAGGATGGATTAACCGGGATTTACGAAAAAGAGATTGCCGACGGTAATATACAACCATACGCACACGCAAACCGAGGTGTAAAACGACGCAATTAGCATTATTTTTGAGATATGCAAGTTTGTAACCGAAAAAGTTTATAACTTTGTAGGCGAAAACAAAGGGCAAAGGGACAGCCCGGAGATAGTAAATAATAGTTTTAACGTTAAAATTTAGAAAGTATGATTACTTGTAAGTGTCCGGCGGCGGCTGCATTGCCCGATATTCCCGCCGTAAATTGTGCCGAAAGTTTCGGGCAAATTCAAAAGGTAGCGTTTCAGCGTCTAACCAAAGACGATGGAAGCAAAAACAGTTTTACCACGGAAAAGGCAATTACTTTGTTGGCTTCATGGACGCCGTTGTTGACGGCGGCGAATAGTACCAAAATCGTTGTTTCCCCGTATATCCAAGCCCCGACCAACGAAGCCGGAGCCGCCCGAACATTTGGAGGCGGTAACGAAACATTGGGAGGCGTTGAGGAAATTATAGGGCGTGAACCGAACCCGTTCACGGGCGTAATGCGTAAAATCCCCCAATCAGTAATTAAGGCAATGAAAGAATTGCAATGCGAAAGTTGGGCGGACAATTTGGGCGTTTATCTGTTTGACGAAAACGGAAGTATTGAAGCAATACAGGATGAAACGGTAAAGACAACGTATTATCCTATTCCTATCCGTTCGTTGTTCATTGGCGACAAAACGCATGGCGGATTAGAAGCCCCGGACAGCAACGCAATACAATGGGCGTTTTTGCCTAACTATTCCGACAACCTCACAATCATTGCACCGGAATTTAATCCGTTGACGGATTTAAAAGTTGCCGTTGGAGGTTGACGATATGGCGGCGAAAGTACAAAAGGTTGCGTTAATCAATGATACATTGAACGTAACCGAACAATTCGAGATTACGCACGCCGAACGTCTTTTGCGAATGCCTAATAATGGCGGTTGGAGATTGCCGGAAAATTCAGACTTTAAATTTGACAAAGACAATGGGATTGGATATAAGCGAAATAAAAAAGCGGATAACGGAGCCGAAAAAGCGCAACACGATAAATAGGGCTATTTATCATCAACAGCGCATTAATTTTCACGCCCGCACCCGTATTACGTCGTTTGACATTTGCCAACCGATTACGGATTTTATGGCATTTGTTTCTAACCTATTGCCGCATGACAAATTTAAGATGTTCAAAACATTGTTCCGTTACCCCGTTAAAACAAACGAGGTAACGGGCGTTTGTTTTGATAAGTTGAGCCGGATTTTTGACGGTCGTAACCCGGCGTTCAATTATCAGTTCCAAAACCCGGAACAAAGGGACGATTGGGAGTATTACCGCCAAGACGTATTACACGAACCGGAAATTTGGAGTACAAAAGGATGGGAGTTTTTCCAAACCGAAATAAATAGCGTTCTTATTGTCGATATGCCGAGCGAACAAAACCCCGCCGACAAATACCCGCAACCGTATTTCTATTGGTTGCCTATTGCATCCGTGATTGATTACAGAGCCAACCCGACGACGGGGGTAATGGATTATATCATATTTAGGCAAGACGGGGAACGTATCGCAGTAATTGACGACGAACGTTATAGAGTTTTCAGAGAGGACAAAAACCACAATATCGGCGAATTGCTGATTGATAACCCGCACGACGTCGGTTATTGTCCCGCCCGTTTCTTTTGGAATGAACCGTTGAGTTTATCGGAACCCGACGTTAAGCAATCCCCGCTAACCAAGCAATTGGAGGCGTTGGATTGGTTTTTGTTTTATCATATCAGTAAACGACATTTAGATTTATACGGAGCATATCCGATATATTCCGGTTACGAACAATCATGCGATTTCAGTAACGGCGAAAATGGCGATTATTGCGACGGTGGGTTTTTGAAAGACAAACAAGGGTTTTACAGATTGGACGCCGCCGGGCTTTTGATGCGTTGCCCCAAATGCGGGGATAGTCGTATTAACGGCGTCGGTTCGTTCGTTGAAATACCAATACCGGACGGGGATAAACAACCCGATTTGCGTAACCCGGTGCAAATGCTAACCGTTGACCGTGGGAGTTTGGATTATAACGTTGAGGAAGAAAACCGCCTAAAGAATGACATTATTACGTCGGTTGTTGGAACCAACGAGGAAATAACCACACGGGACGCATTGAACGAGCAACAAATACAGGCGAATTTTGAGAGCCAAAGCACGGTATTAAACCGGGTAAAAAAGGGATTTGAGGCGGCGCAACAATTCGTCGATGAAACCGTTTGCCGTTTGAGGTATGGCGGTTTGTTCGTTTCTGCAAAAGTCAATTACGGCACGGAGTTTTATTTATCCAACGCAACGGAGTTACGGGAACGTTACAAGGTAGCAAAGGAAAGCGGCGCAAGCGAGGCGGAATTAGACGCACTACAAAACCAAATTATCGAAACGGAATACCGGAACAATCCAACCCAATTGCAACGTATGTTGACGTTGGCGGAATTGGAACCGTACCGACATTTGACCCGTAACGAGGTATTGGATTTGTACGACAAACAGATTATCAGCGAAAACGATATGCGTATAAAGTTGAATTTTGCTAACTTTGTACGCAGATTTGAACGTGAATATTTGAACGTGTTAGAGTTTGGGTATAATATGCCGTTCAACTCTAAGATAAATTTTATAACAAGTAAATTTAACGATTATGCGAGTGAAAGTAAGCGAGGGCAAAACTAAAGACGTTGCGATTATCGACGTTACGCCCGAAAACTACATTGTCCCGGACAATGAGAAACATTTGTATCATTGCGTTATCGAAATTAAGAAATTCGACAGCGAAACGGGCAAACGGTTATCAATTCCCCGTATTCAGAAGTTCGGCAAAAAGGGTTATGAAAATAGCATTGCCGACAATCTGAAAAAACAGGGTTACACGATTACCGTATTGCACGACCCCAACGAGTACATGAAAGCGAAAGCCGAGGCGGACGAAAAGGCAAAGGCAGAAAAAGCCAAAGCCGCCGAGGAAAAAGCCAAAGCCGATGCCAAAGCGAAAGCCGAGGCGGACGCCAAAGCCCGTGCCGAGGAAAAGGCAGCATTGAAAAAGGAGATTTTGGAAGAATTGAAAGCGGCGGGAATTATCCCGGTGGCGACTTCAAAGGAACCCAAAGCCGATGCCAAAGCGAAAGCCGAGGCGGACGCCAAAGCCGAGGGCAAAAAGTAACCGAATATTAATTTAATAATCAAAGGGAAAGATTATGGCATTAACGATTGATGTTTTAAGGGCAAATGCGGCATTAGCCGGATTAACCGACGAACAATTGACAGCGATAACCACGTTATCAGTCAACGACGAAAATAGCGTAATAGCAAAGAAAACCGGGGAAATTTACGGCGGTTTGGATGCGGACATTTTAGCCGTTTCCGGTATCGCAAAGAACGGAACCGAAAAAACGTTTGATTACGCCAAACGAGTATTAACCGAGTTCAAAACCAAAGTTGAGGGCGCAAATGGTCTGCAATCACAGATTGACAGCCTAACCAAAGAAAAGGCACGTTTGGAAAAAGCCATTGCCGACGGTGCAACGGATGCGGAAACCGCAAAGGCATTGAAGCAAGCAAAGGCAGATTTGCAAAGCGTTACAACCCAATACAACGACCTCAAAAGCAAATACGATGAAGCCGAAAAAAAACACACAAACGAGGTGTTCGGCATTCGTGTTGAAACGGCATTGCAGACAGCAACCGCCGGATTGAAGTTTAAGGCAGGGTTGCCGGAAAGCGCAACAAAGGTTTTGTTAGACCAAGCGATTGCAAAGATTAAGGGCATGAACCCCGAATTTATCGACGACGGGAAGGGCGGCAAAATGTTAGCGTTTAAGGACGAAAACGGCGCAATCATGCGCAACCCGAACAATCAGTTGAACCCGTACACCCCCGGCGACCTTTTGACCCGTGAATTGGAAACAATGGGTATTTTGGATAAGGGACGCCAAGCGGCGGGCGGCGGTACAGGCGCACCAAGTGGAGGCGGTGCGGGCGGTAACATTACCGTTGACATATCCGGCGCAAAAACGAGGGTTGAGGCATACGACGCAATTACGGCGACGTTGGAACAACAAGGGTTAAAAGTCGGAACGGCTGAATTTGACGCCGGAATGCAACAAGCATGGAAAGACAACAATATTTCCGCATTACCGGAAAAGTAAAAGACAACACGGGTAAAGGGTAAACCCGCATTTATAAACAATTTAATTTTTTAAACAATGAGTTTAATAGCAACGAGAGTACAAAATTGGCGGATAGAGAACCCGGAGTTAGACCGTAATATGTTCCGCCCGTGTGAGTACGGCGCATTGGATTTCTTTATTGAGCAAACCAACGCCCCCAACTCAATCATTAGTCCCAATTTGAGGGATAGAGCATTAGTAAGTATCGGTAACACGGTACAGGTTCCCGTTATCAATTATGACGAAAACGTACAGGTTAGCAACGTGCGTTCGTGCGTTATTGCTGATAACGAAAATACGTCCGCATTGGTAACGCTTGTTTGGGCGACGTATGCAATTGGTTTTACAATGGTTCCGGCGGCATACTCAAACAATGAGATTTCGTACAACCATGACTTTATGCGCAAAATGGAGAAAACAACCCGTGCGTTGGCGGACGCTTTGGATAAAGGAGCCGTTGCCGCATTGGAGGCGAACAAAACGCAGGTGTTCAAAACATTGCTCAATTACACGCAGACCGGGAACGTTGTACAAGTGCCAACCCAAATGGCAACCGAGATTTTGGGCGACATTAACCCAATCATGCGAGCGAATTGTTACCCGGAATATATCCACCTTATCGCAAATGCGGGGGTTGATAGCCTAATTCGTAAGTTGGCGCAACATGGCGTTTACAACGACGTTAATAAGCGCATGGAATACGATAACAAAGTATTGCATTATACCAACAACGTAACCGACGAAGCGGGCAAAATGGGAACAATGTTTGCCGTTGCTGATGGAAACGTTGGTATTTTAACCCGTGTTGACCGTGAAGCGTACCGCCGTACCCGTGCGAATTTCCACGAATGGGACATTGTACGATTGCCGTACATTGATTTGCCCGTTGGTTCGCATTATTATACCGCCGTGGGCGACCAATCGGCGATTATGGGCGACGCAACCGCCGATTTGACGTGTGCCGTTAAGGAGTATTTCGGATTTAGCGTTGATGTTGCCTACATGGTAGCATATAACAGCAAGCCGGACACCGTGGCAAATCCGATTATCAAAGCCGAGATTGCAGCACGCAACCCGAACGAACCGTTAGGAATGCCCGTATATGTAACCAACGCCGGGGAATTTCCCGCCGGGGGTAAAGGCGCATAAGCCGGAAAACGGAACAATTATTTAACCGAGGGGACGGGGTGGTTATCCCCGCCCCCCTCTTTTTAAATTAATGATATGGAAAATTGGAAAGTAATATACGATTTTCCTAATTATGAAATAAGTAATTACGGAAACGTGCGTAATAATACAAAGATGGTTAAAACCGTTCCCAATAAGCACGGGTATAATGTTGTAGTATTGTGTAATGGTACTCGTAAATCTGTTAATGTTCATAGATTAGTTGCGGCGGCTTTCATTCCGAACCCGGACAATAAACCATGTGTTGACCATATCGACGGCAACAAATCGAATAACAAGGCGGACAATTTGCGTTGGGTTACAACCAAAGAAAATTGTAATAATCCAATAACAAAATCACGCCTAAATAAAAAGATTGGTGAATATATGGTTGGGAGATTAGGCGGATTGCACCAACGAGCAAAACAAATTGCGATGTATTCCATTTGCGGCGATTTGATAAAAACATTTTTATCAGTAAAAGACGCACAACGGGAAACGGGTTTAAATGATAGTAATATTGTTAAATGCTGTAAGGGTATAAAAAAAACTTGTGGCGGTTATATTTGGGCTTATGTATAGGATTAAGGAAATACAAGATAAGTTATTGCACGTCGTCGGTTGGGAACAATCATATAATCCCGCCGAGGCAATCGCCGAGCAATTGACGGAAACCGAAAGCGGGTTATATTTTCAAGGGGCGCACCCGCTTGTTACATTGGATAACATGGCGGCAATCGTCCCGGATAATTGGGGCTTTCAATACCCGGTTTGGAACGATACAAAGGAATGGAAAGCCGAAACCGTGGTACAATACGCCAACGATGCGGCGGGCAAACCTTTGTATTGGGTTGCTTTGGTTGATAACGTCGCCGAGGTTCCCGCCGAGGGTTCGACCTTTTGGGAGAAATACAACATACTATCCGACTATTTAGAACGTTTGACCCGCAACGGAATTTCCACGGCGGTACAAACGTTTACCCAAATAAAGGGGTTGGATAAGGAAACAAAGAACCTATTGGAACGGCGCACGTTCTTTGACGGTGCGGGACGTATTAGAGCGACCCAACCGAACGCACATAAATTGGTTGGCTTTGAAATAATCCCCGTCCGGGCAATGGGAGTTACCGCCCAAATACACCGGGTTGGCTTACAAATGACAGGCGGAACCGGGATTGTGAAATTATACCTTTTCCATAGTTCGCAGATTGACCCCGTAAAGACGTTTGATTTGAATTTTACGTTGACAAATGGCGGCTTTCAATGGTTCACGTTGGAAGATTGTTTTTTGCCGTATATCAGCGATGCAAACAACGCCGGGGGTGCGTGGTTCCTTTGCTACAATCAAGACGATTTGCCCGCCGGAATGCAAGCAATTAACGTGTCGAAAGATTGGAGCCGGGAACCGTGCGGAACGTGTACCGGGTACGGCAATATTGAGGCATGGCGGCAATTGACAAAGTATTTGCAGATTTCCCCGTTTATGTACAACGCCCCGGAAACATTCGCCGAATACCCGGAGTTGTGGGATATAGCCTATACGATGTACACTAATACGCTGAATTACGGGTTGAATTGTGAAATAACGGTAGGTTGCGACCTAACCGATTTTATCGTTGAACAACGGGCGATATTCCAAACGGTAATACAACGCCAAGTTGCGGCAATCGCTTTGCGCACGTTGGCAATGAACCCCAACGTAAGGGTCAACCGGAACCAATCCAACGCCTCTAAAATGGAAATATTGTACGAGTTGGACGGGAATGTTGAGGGACGCCCCGGCGGTTTGGGTTATGACCTTAAAAAAGCGTTTGAGGCTTTGCGATTAGATACGCAAGGAATTGACCGTATTTGTTTGAGTTGCAACAACCGGGGCGTTAAGTACCGGACAACGTAATTGCATTATGGCGGGGTTACAATCAATAATTGATTTACGCAACCGGGTTAATACGTTTAACGACGGGTTGACGTCCGGGTTGATTATACGGGAAATAATCGACGACGGAATGACAACGGCGTTTATCATTGATGCCAACGCCGAGGAACAATTATTTGAACAAGGTATTAACCGATTGGGCGTTGACATAATGGATTATCGACCTTATACCCCGCTAACAATAGCCATTAAGGAGGAAAAGGGACAACCGACGAACCGGGTAACGTTACGGGATGAGGGCGATTTTGAGAGTAGTTTTTATTTGGAAGTCGGCGACAAACAATTTGAAATTAAGGCGTCGGATTTCAAGACGGAAGATTTGATAAAAAAGTACGGGCGGCAAATATTGGGATTGACGAACGAAAACATTGCTAAACTGATTTGGCAATACGTTTACCCGGATTTGCTAACCAAAGCAAAAAAAACGATATATGGAAATGGATAGAGTACCGATTATAAAGAACCCGGAATTATTCGACCGGGTTATTGCAAATATTCAAAAGGGATTGGCGGACGGGTTGCCGTGGCTTAATTATTCCTTTGGACGTTCGGAACGGTTGGTTAAGTCCATACAAGGAAAACGATATTACACGCCCAATATTTACGTCGGCGGCAATGAATATATGTTGATTGCCCCGGATAGTAATATAGGGAATTTTTCGTTTTTCGTGTTAGACGACCCGCAACAAATTGATTGGTTCCCCGGCGAACAAAACAAATATACAACGCCGTTTTCGGTTATCTTTTGGTTTGATATGCGCACGATAACCAACGACCCCAACAACCGCAATACGGAGGCGGTCAAACAACAAATCATGCGGGTATTGAATGGCGGTATTTGGTTACGTTCCGGTTCCATGAAAATAAACAGAGTGTACGCAAAGGCGGAAAACATATTTGCCGGGTTCACTTTGGACGAAATAGACAATCAA